CAATTCCAGAAAACCCTCTAATGCACCCAAAAAAGTAGTATTATTTTTAGATGTATATGTGATTATTTCATCATCAATTTTTAATAGACCATAAGTATCTGGCCATCCAACTGTGCTATCTACAACTATAGTATCATCATAAGATAATATATCATTGCTTAATGTAGTTTCAGTTGTTAGATTTGGAGGATTGAACTCACTTATACTTTTATATTTTTTTATATTTAAAGCTAAATCTACTGTTCCGGACTGATGTTCCAAAGATTTATAATATTGTCTAAGAAACTCAACAAATAGTGGAGAATCTTCGCTTAAAAATTGAGGAATTTGTGATTCTAGGATAGAATCGATTTTTACTCTTTTAATTTCTGACATTTTATCTCGTATACTGACCGTTTAGATAACTTGAAGTTGGAACATATTGTGTGGCTGAAATGTTTTCGCCAGAAGTGATCGTATCTTCAATCATAGTTATTATTGATTTTTGTATATCAACCTGAAGATACAGATCTTTCAGTCCAATAACATCATTAGATTCTGGAATGGCTTGAACTTCAATCACCCCATTTTCTGTAATTGGATCTACTATATTTACCACATCTAAAAGTATCTCTCCGGTTTTATAATTAATAGTTCCCGCATTGGCTTTAATGATTGTTGGTACATTATTATCCAATTTAAAAAAGAAAATTTTTCCAAAATCTTTTTCAGTTTGAATATCGGCCATGTAAACAGTTTCAGAGACACCGGATATTTTAAATCCAGTTGATTTAACAGAATATCCATCTTTTTTAATATGAATTCTATTTCCAAAACATAATTCATATGTAGCTAAAGAATTTAATTCTGGAATTAAATCCCTCCTCATTTTAACTTTAGTTATGTTTGAAGTAACTGCTTTATCCGCATCATCAATTAATCCAACTACCTTACTATATTTAAATCTTCCACCAAAACTATTAACATCAGAAGACTTAGCATAAGTAGTTAACGTATTAAGTATTTTACCTCTAATAGATTCGGGGCGTGTTGATCTATTTACATTATAGTATACAGTGGCATCTACTTCAACATACAAATACGATAGATCAATAATTTCTGGTTTAATTCCGGCTATTGAATATTGCTTTAATGATCTAGAAATTTCTTGTTTAGTTAGTGATGATAAAAATGTTCCGTTTCTTGGTTTTATTGAAATAAAAACTTTTCCATATTCTGGTGGATCCAATTCCTCCCCACCATAAGCAGTAACAGAATCCACATTTGAATAGATATATGGAATAAGTCCCTTATAATCATTTGCAGTCACTGCCCTATACTGAGAAGCATATACCCTTGGGGCTAAATATTTTATTGAATCAATATTCTCTATTTCATCTCCATTTTGAGAGTTGGATTGCGTAATTGGTAAAGAAACTCCAGAAGTGATTTCTTCAATATTATTGTCTTTTAATATTCCAGCAAAAGTAAAATTAGATGCACCGTTACCAGAAGTACCATTTGTAACAATATAACTGACTTCAATTCTACTTCCATCTGGTGGCCTTTTTCCTAAAATATCATCACCAAATCTAATTTCATATTTTTGATCAGCAACTTCTTGAATCAAAAATATTCTAGAATCCTTATTGATATTCAAAATATTATCATAAATTGTGTAAACTTCAGTTACTTCATCAGTGACTCTAACTCTAATTGTAGTTGTATCAATATTGGGATTTGGTAAAATAAATCTTTGATTTGGTTGAGAATAGTTCATTATGAAAGTACTGGTTAAATACCTACCTTCATAAATTTCTAAATTATTAAAATGTGCAAATCCATCATTTTCTATTGGAGTAGTAAAATTTTCTGGAATTGAAAATATAAAATTACCTCCAGTTACAGCACCCAATGCGATTGTTCCGGCATAAACTGTAACTGTTCTAGAATTATTATTATTTCTCATGTCAACTGAGAAAGTAATTTTAGCTCTTGAAGATCTTCTAGATCTAGGGACGTATCCAATGTTACGAGCTAAAGATACAACATTTTCTCTCAAAGTTGCACTATCGAGAAAAGTCTCATTTACTGCCATATTTGTATTATAGGCAGTGATATAACTATTGTAAGCTAAAAGATCGATTAATGTAGAGAAGTTCGATCCTTCAAAATCAAAATCTGTAAAATTACTATTTGAACGCAGATAATCCTTGATCTGCGTTCTTAGATCGTTAAAGTCTAAATTTGTAAATTGATTAAATGACATTAGACTCTAGTTGGTTGTAATATGAAATCTACTGTTTGAGTTGGAATTGCCAATCCAATAATGTCATAACTTATGATAATATTTAATTCATTACTATATTCAGGATAATTAACCTCAACTGAGGATAGTTTTATTCTTGGTTCAAAATTTTTAAGTAAAGTTTCAATATCAATTTGTAAAGCCCTTGCTAAAGGAACTGATTGAAGTTCAAATATAGAATTTTCAACATCAGTTCCTAAAAGAGAATTAAAAAATCTTTCTCCAATTCTAGTTCTAACTAGATTAATTACGGATTTTTTAATAGCATCAGCGTCATTTAATGATAAAATATCATTAGTTACAGGATTTCTAGCAAATGTAAGACTAATATCTCTAAATTTTCTAGAAATCCTGTTCATCACTCAAACTAAGGGTATTTATTAATATGTATAAGACCACTTTACCACTTTTTGCCATAGGTTGGCTCAGTGCCATATGACCAATCATCATAGTCATCATCATTTCGGATCTTTTCATGCAAGTCAGTTTGCTTTTTTAGATCATGTTTTGGTGCAACATCATGCATGATCTCTTGAATAACCCTGTTTTTATTTGGTTTTTGGTAATCTGTGACTAAACTTGTGGTTCCCCACGTTTGATACATGTAATTAGTATCACGATCAACTGGTAAATTAGACATTTTAGCTCCTGATTTGTTAAATCAGAACTTTTTACGGGGTTGCTATCCCGAAATTTGGTCTTCTGTTACCGATTCGTAGTCTTCGCCGAGTATTTTTTTGAGATAATCCTCACTCCAGTAGGTATAATACTCAGTTTTTGCTAATTTTTTTCTAATTTTGCTCAATTTTATCTTCGATTGACACAAAATCAAGTTAAATTTCTTATTATTTGTCTGAATTCCGTTGATAAACGTTGGTTGAGATGCACAATCTTCAAAAAATGAGTAATATGGGAACTTTTCGTTGTATATTTCTACCCATTTTTTAACCTGAGTGAGATTCCAAAAGTCATCTACAATAAAAACGATGACATCATACCCAGGTTCGGGTACAATATCATCGATTGGGCATTCTATTATTTTAGTCTTAGAACCAGAAGCGTAAGGACATACAGAAAATCCACCAAGTTCTTCTCTTTCTTTGGCTACTTCTTTAGCCCATTCTAAAATATACGCTTCTTTTTCGTTCATGATTACCCTGCTGCAAGAGGTGAGTTGGGATTTGGTTTATTAACGTAATTGGCAGACCTAGCCTGTTGTGCAACATTATAACCAAACACTTTCGCCTCTTCTGGTGGAGTTTCAGGGGAATCTGAAGGATTTGGCCCTAACTTTGGAGTTAACTCTTCTGACATTTTTATAAAAATATAATGGTTTAAAGTTATTTAGACTTCTTACCTTTATTTGCTTTCGCTTGTGTATGATATCCTTTAAATCTTTTATCTTGTCTGCAAAGATTTCCTTCACGAATAGTTCTTTGTGTTTTACTCATTTACCTTGTCCTCTATATGGTTTCCGAGCATTATTACGGCTCGTTGAAGCATATTTAGTTCCTGCACCTTGTCCTTGACGAGTTAGTTTAGGCTTACCAGGCACATAACCACTCTTATTTAATCCACCTTTTGCTTTTACTGCCATTTTTCTAATACCTCACATATGGTTTTATTTGCGCGCCGAAATCGTCTTTCAAACGCGCCGAACATAAGTATTCTAGGAGTTTAGTAGAACCCCCAGGAAATCAAAGAATACGAGTCTTCTCGTGTCCTACGCGAATCTTAGGATCACACCAGATCTCAAATCCAGCCGCCTTTGCATCAAGACAGAACGATACGTCTTCACCACACATATCTTGAACTTCTCCAGAGTCGAAGACTTGCATCTTTGGAGCAAACCAAGGATACTCAAGAGATTCAAAAACTCCATGTTTAATCAGAACCCAACCGAAACCAGTATAGTCTACGGTAAAGGGCTTACGACGCTTACTCATCGTTTCGCCAGTCTCATGGTTCATGACTCCGCCATTGTTCTTAAAGTCATCTTCCTCAAGCCAATGAGCAACAGAAGTTGTTTGGCCATCTTCGGTCATATACCAACCAGCCGCAATATCTTGATCCATTGCAACAAGACGATAAAACTTTTCGGTATCGAAGACAATATCATTATCAATCCAGAGTTGGTAATCATACTTGAGTTTACCATCCCAAGGAATCTGTTTCGGACCACGAAGAACATTTGCACCGAGACACTTGCAACGTGCAAAGTTCACCATGGAAGAATAGTCCTGTGAAATTTGAATACTTGCACCATTCTGGACAAGATCAAAACACAGTTGAACAAAATTCTTTAAAAAGATATAAGAACATCCACGACCTGGAAGACAGAAGATAATGTTCTTACCTCTTACCATCTCCTTTGCAGCTTGAAGATCAAATTCATCTTCACTCTTTTTTGGAGTTGGCGCATTAGCCTTAATTGTAAATCCTTTTGACATAAAAATAGAATTGCAACGTTAATATTCTACCACCACAAGTCAATTCATGCAATGGTTGTTAATTTTATTTAGATGGGTTAGATTAGATACAATCTTCTTCGATTTTAGCCAGAAGATCTTCAATTTCATTTTTCAATGATTCGTTAATCACAAGAATTTTGTCCGTATCTAAACGATGTTGAAGACAATCGATTAATAAATCTTTTTCTTGATAATCCAACTTGAGTTCCATATATTCTTTTGTACTCATTTCAAACATTATATATGATTTTTAATTATTCTCCAACGTATCTGGCAATTGATCCGAGATATCGGCCTGGTTGAGTAATATCTTTTGTTACATTACTCAATGCACCTATCGTAACATCGTCTACGATGGTTACTTTACCTATTGTACCAGATTTATATTTAAATGTACAGTTTTCTCCGACGATTGTTCTTCCTGCAATCAAAGTTCCTGTGTGTATTACACAAGCCCTACCCAACTTAACATGATGTGCGATTAAACAATAAGGTTCAATATAACAATGATTTCCAATTTCAGTGCAATAAAGAGCTGAAGTGAATTGACCAATGATAACTCCTTTACCTATTGTACAGTCTTGACAAATCACTGCAGCATCATGAATCCAAGTAATGCAATCTAAATTTAGATCATCAATCAATGCACATATTTCTTTTCTTAACTTTGTGTCTATACAAAAAGTCACGAGATATTGATAATCAGACTTATTTGGTAAGTCTAAAAAAACTTCTGGAGTTATTACTTCGATTTGATTCCGAGTCTCTAAAGAAACAAACGTCAGTGCAGTTTCAACCATCGAAGATTCATTATAACCAATAAACCTGATTGGTTTATTATTCTCAATAATCATAGATCAATTAAAAGAAACATCAAAATGTGTGAGTGATTGTTTAATTTTTTGGTGATTCATCATTCTTTGATAATCTTTATTAAAAAACATCAAGTCCATTTTTTCACAATTATCTTCAAATCTTTTTTGATTATCAGACCATAGTTCATGAATATTTGTAGAACCATTTAATAAATGTTCATTTCGATCAATTGCAGCTGCAAGTCTCTCAAAATGATCTTCAATTACATCATAACTGTTATCGATGATATCGTCAAATGTATCAATATCAAATAATTTTTTTAATTCTCTTACAATTCCAACACCATTGATATAAATCGGAAAGTTTTTTCCATAAACA